CTGGAACTCGACGAAACGACTGGTGAGGCGGTTTTTCGCATCACGGTAGTAATCGTCGCCTTCGCTCCGACAATCAATGCCAGCGTCCAGTCGGTGCTGGTCAACCTGATGATGTTGCTCGTAAGCGGGACTTTAAATGAGAACGTGACCGTCGAAATTGACGGTACGCCGCTCTCGTTCTAAAGTCTCACGAGGCCGCAGCGCTCCCTGCGGCCTCACTTCCAGCAGGCCACTTCCTAAGATCAATTATAATGGATAGCGTAGATGGAGGGTATAACCAATGGCAGTCAAGCAATCATTCAATTTAACAGAAGATCAAGATGAAGCCTTGAACGAATTGATTCACAAGTCCGGACTCCAGAAGGGTCAGGTGATCCGGCGTGCGCTGAAGAAGCTGGCCGAGGAATATGCCGTAGATTGGCCCGAAGACCCCGCGCCCGGTCGCCCGTGGCCTAAAGAGCGCGAGTGATGCCCATCAGCCCCGCAAGGGGCGTTTTTCCCCTCATACGTGAACATTTGCTCTGTAATCTGGTACAATAGTGGCATCGTTCACAGAATTGAAAAGGTGACGTGTATGCCGAAACCAAAACACAACGATCCGAGTCGTGAAATACGAACGTACCCATTTCGAGATCCCCCCCCGTCTAGACGAAGTACCACCTAAAAACCCAACGCAGACTCCACAGCAGCAGCCACAAAACCCGCCACCACCGCCGCCATCAACGACTGACAAATAAACAGCAAAACGCCCCCGTCACTGGGGCGTTTTCAGTGTGTCACTGAAATAAATATAAGACCGGGCTTTCTTTATTGCACGTATACCTGCGCCAATTCCGCCAAACGGCCCCGCAGATTAGCGCGCGGCCATGCCGACAGTTCCATCGCGTCATACCAGGCAGTTGCCCAGAGCACCGTGCCGTTCACCCTGCGCACATATCCCGCGATATCCTGAAAATCAACCAACTGATTCCCATCACCGGCAGCAAACTCGGTGATACAGACGGGCAGGCCTGTCGGTAGATCGAGCAGCTCGTAGCGGTAGACGGTGTATTGATTCCACGAATCATAATCCGCCAGCCCCGCGTCCGGCTTGACCGGGTAAGCATTAAAGCCGATACATCCACCAGCATCCCGCAGTTTGATCAGCACCGGGCGTAAAATTTGACTCCACGCCAGATCGGGCGCGCCAGAATTGAAGACTGTCGGCACAATTCGAGGCACGCCCGCCGCCCGTGCACGATCTACAATCTCCGAAATCCAATCGCGTAAATACTCGCCTGACGGCCACCAACACTCATTGCTGATCACGAGCCACGTGTAAGTCACCTGCCCCGATCCAGCCATGACGGTAGACCACCACACCCGCGCGCTGATCTCCGCTGGATGTGTATTATCTGGACAGTCTCCGACCGGAGCCCGCCACGCCACCACCCACCCGGCGCGGTGCAGCGCGCGAGCAGTGTCAGCATCCCCATAAACAGTGGCGGCAGGTCGCACCCCTGCCGCTGTTAATTGATTTCCGAAGTGGACTAGTTCGTCACGGTTTGCGCCGGGTCCTGCCCAGATACCCCAGCTTGTAGTAAAGCCGCATTGAGCATCCAGGCCGATAGTGACAAACGCGCTCGATACCCACCCGATCTGGGTGTCAGTCCACTGGATCTGATACCATGCCACACCACTCACGACTAAGCGAGACTCGAAGGCCAGGATATCATTTTTATGGACCTGACCGAGGATTGTACCTCCAGGAGTGGCGCGCACATTGAGAGTGTCTGCCGTTACCGTGCCCCAACACCGATCCGCCGCTGGCGTTGCCGTCGGTGTTTCGGTTGGCTTCGGCTCCAGTGTCGCCGCGACAGTCGGCAGTACGGTGCTTTCCAGCGTCGGGCTAGGCTCCACCGTGGTCGGTCCAATCGGCAAAATCGTATCCTGCCCATCAGCACCGCGCACCACGACCCCCACGACATAATCCCCGCTGCCTACCGTCGTATACGGCGACGCGGCACCCCGCCAGGCCAAAACCAGGAGGAGCGTGATCAATGCCCCGATCAGCGCTCCTGGAATCTGCCGCCTCATTTTCCGCCACCACCGGGCACGGCTTCACTCTCCGGTTCGCCATCGGTCAGATTATCGAGTGCTGCAAATATCGCTCGTCCCCAGGTCGCGAGCTGCGTAGCTGTAAGCTCGATTCCAAGGGTTTTTGCGAATTGCACAAGTATCGCGATGCTGCCCGCCAAATTCGCCAGTTGGATGATGGCCGGGTCCGTAGCTTCATCGAAATAGGTACTCGCCTGTTTGACACTCTGATTCGCCAGGTGCCCGACTCCGGTTTGCCCAAACGCCACCAGCGCCTGATCAACGCCCTGATAGATACCATTCAGCTTGGAGATGGACCGAACCAGCAGCCCCACCAAGCCAACCAACAAGGCGATCAGAATAAACAACCCGATTCCAAAAAGAATCTGTACACTTTCGTTCATGGTACGCTTTCTCCTTTACTAGGGTCGGCAGCTTCCGCCGCCGCTTCAACTGTCGATAGTGTTACCACGGGTGGATCGCTGGCCTCAGCCGCTTCCGGCCCGTGCAGAGTCCCGGTTTCGCGTTTTTCGAGGGCTTCCAGCATCGACCGTAGATCGTCAAGCTGACTCTTCTGCTCGTCGCGTTCGCGTTTGACCTCGGCCATTTGAGTGATCAACAAGAACCGTTCACCCTTCAGATCGCGATTCTCTTTTTCGAGTTCGTCAATCCTTCGGGTCAAACCGGCGATCTGCTCATCCTTCTGCTGCACCAGCGTAGCTAATTCACCAATGCGCGCTTCGAGGGTTTGTTGGCAGTCCACCGCCGATTGCAATTCTTTTTGCAATTTATCCAACGCCTGGGTATGCAGCTCACTGGTCGTTTGGGCGAGACGTTTGTTCTTTTCGATATCGTCTGCCTGCGCATTCATGCGGCGGTTTAAGTCGATCCGGCTGTTCTCCCAGCGTTCCCGCTCGACCGCGTGTTTCAGACGTTCCTCGCTGGCAGCGGACAGCTCTTTATTGAGCTGCACCATCGTGTCGAAGAAATTGATCGTCGTCTGGCTGTTTTTGCTATTGGCGCGCGAAGTCCACGTTAGCGCGCCGAGCAGCGCCAGGATCACGGCAATCACCCCGCCGATGACCAGCGCGACTTGCCAGGGATCAACCTCAAAGGTAATGCTGCTTAAAAACATGATTCCCCTACTACTCTCCGGGGCCGTTAGGTGTACAATACGATCAAACCGCTGTCGGTGGCCCCCCCACCGGTGGCGGTTTTAACTGCCGACCAGGGGAGCGTAGTGCCCCCATCGATCCGGGTAAAGCCGGATCACCTGACGCATCACGTCGCGCCATGCCAGATCAAACGCCACTGTGCCATCACAGTAGATAAAAAGGGCAATCTGCCATTCCGTGGATGGCTGTATCATCCGGTCATATTCCACCGTGATCCGATCCACATACGCCACTTCGCGCGCGCCAGTGGTCAATTCACTGGCGATGGCCTGATAATCCTGACCGCTGATATTCCACGTCAGACAGGGCACTTCTTCCGCCGCCTGCCCCTGCACCGTAGCATGGCCCATCCCAATCAGGGCCAGCAGCAACACCACAATCAAAATCGAACGTTTGATCATCATGCCTTTACCACCTCATCACTCGCCGGGGAGAGAAATCCCCGCAGTCCGTTGCTATCAATCGCGCTGATTCGTGCCCGATACGTTCCCGCCGCCAGCGCCGTCAGCGGGATCGCGATCTGCCGGATGTGAGGATCAGTCCCCGACAGTGTAAAAACAGCAGTGCGATTCACCGCCCCAGCGAAGCCCAGCAGCAGCACATACGCCTTGGTGGGGGGTGTCTCGAAATACACTGAGATCACGAACTGCGAATTGATCGTGATCGTCGGCTTCTGCGGCGCTGGCAGGCGTGCCCCGGTTGTCAGCTTGTCCGACATCACTACCTCGCTGCCATTGGCTTGCATATCCTCCAGGAACGCCTTTAATACATGCGTATCCAGTGCCGCCGCCAGCGTAGGATACTGCGCGCCATAGTCCCGGATCAGGCTGTTTAGCAGTTGGGCTACCGTCATGCTGGCATACCGCCCCACGCCGATGTAGTTTTCAATCGCCGTGCTCAGCCCTGAATCCCACAGCAGCAGCAGGAGATCCTGCGAGATCACCCGCGCTTCACTGTCGGTCGATATAAATTGTGGTATCGTCGCCATTTAGCCTCCCTTGATCGCTTGTGTCACTGCCCACACTTTGATGGTTGCTTCCACTCGGCCACTGCACGCCGCCGACACGGTGAAGCTGGGTCCCGTATAGCCGGGCACGTTCTGATTCCAAGTACCGGTGATCGTTCTGCCCCAGGATTCCATCTCGATAATATGATCTGCGTAGACGCCGTAGCTGCTGCCCAGGATGATGTCAGTAATGTCGAATTCTTCATCAAATTGGCTATTCGCATTACTCGCGGTGAGCCACGGTCCGCTGAACGTAGACGACACATCGACCCCATCGATATACAGGTGCAGCCCGGCGGGATAATCTGGCCCCTCCGCCACCCCGTACCAGTATTGCAGCAGTGCGTCCGTGCTGGCGATGCCATCGACCACCGCCGTAGTCACTGGTTTATAAGTCACCAGGCGCAGCTTAATCCGGGTAAGATGCATGATGCTGTCATCGATGGGCAGCACGAAGCGCGCTTTATGGGTCAAAATAAGCGTTCCCCCGGCGCGCATATAGGAAAGTGAGGAATTTATGAAATCGTTGTAGGTATAGTTGAAGGTCGTCGGGTACGGCTTCACCTGCACATTCGCGATGGACACACTCTCCATCGTCCCGACAATCGAGTCGATCAAATCGACCGGGCCCCGCGCCAGATTACTAAGCTCCAGATCAATCGAGGGACTATCTCCCAGACGCTCGGTCACGCGTGTGATCCAGTAGTCGGTGTTCGTGTCCAACCACGAGACTTTATTCCCGTCGTTGTCGTAAACGTACCCTTTGTACGTCAACCGGATTATCTGACCGGGTAACAGCGTGGCGAAGGCTTTCCGTACCACGCAGCTATAGACCGTGTGCTGATCCTTGTGCAGCAGCAGCCACGCCACCGCCGCGTCATACAGCGCATTCGCCGCGTTGGTAATGTCCGGAGAACTATGGCTGAGGGGTGAGATATCCACCGTGAATATTTTTTCGATCTGCCCATACGCGGTAATGCTGGTCGCATCCGAGAGATAATAAATCGTCCGTCCGTCTGGCCCGGTCATCGTCTGCACCTGGTACGGATCGGTGTTCGGCGTGGTCGTCGTGACCTTAAAGATCGCATCCGTCCCGGTGATGTCGGACCAGGATGATACATACGACGACATTATGCCGTTCGTAAAGGTGGGAGAGCTGCCATCCGCATACCACACCACATAATTGGTATTGCTTTGACTGCCGCTGGTTTCCAGCGCGATTCGCACGCTTTCACCTGCGGGTGGCACACAGGACGGACTGAATGTAAATTCGATCTCGCCCGGCGAGGTGCTGAGTCCACTGGTGGCGACCGCCGCGCTGGTACCGTTGCTGTAAAGGCTGTTATCGCTGGCCTTGAGCAGCTTCACCGTCAGGTTATCCGTAGGCGCGCCCACCTTCGCCAGCCGCAGCGTAGTGCTGCTGATCGGCTCGCCATCGGCCACAAATGTCTGGCCCAGTTTGACATTAGCAACCACGGCGCTGGTAGTAATCGTCAGATATAAATCGGTTGTGGAAGCTGCCCAGGAACCACCAGCGTCAGTCGATTGAGTACGCGATCCACTGGCATACACACTGGTGGTTGTGCTGTGGATCAGCCAGTAGTTGTTCGATCCGAGTCCCGCATTCGTGGGTTTGAGAATCAGGTGGTAGGTTGTCCCCGCAATAATCGTAGGCCCATTCGTGACCGTGACGGTATTCACGGCACTGGCAGTTGGGGAATATGTTCCTGTACCTAATACAGAACCCACGTTGCCACCGCTGTCGGCACAGAGTTGCCATGTCATTGTGCCTGGTGTCCCCGTAGTGGCCCCGTGAGAATCAACAAACTGCGAAAACGGCCCGGAATTAGCGGGTGTAAAGGTTTGTTTCTGCCAAAACGTAGTTCCACCAGAATTACCCACGATACGAGTCGTGCTGCCCGTGGTATCAATAGTCGTCAGCCCACCCGCGTAGGCTTCACCTTGTAGCTGTTTGGTGGTATCCGCATTCACCGCTGGATACTCGGCGGGCGTGCCGATCACATCCTGCCCGCGCGTGGAATGTTCCAGCGTCAGCGCCGCTTCCCCGCCCGATCCACCGCCCAACGGCACAATCCAGTTCGCGATCTCCTCACTGTCATACACCCATCGCAGCGTGTCAATCAGCGCGACATCATTGTTGTTTGCGAGGTCTTCCATCCCCGCGTGCCCGGCCTGGATGATGCGCAGCGAGGCTGCGTCCCCCAGGGCCCCCAATTCGATCTCTTTCCCGGTGCCTAGCCGGAAATGCAGCCCTTGATTTTTCGCGACGCTTTGCACCGCTTTGAGCACGCTTGTGCCATCGAAGCGCGCATAAATTGCCTTATCATCAGTGATGGTGCTGGTATCGGCTGTCCAGCCCGTGGGCAGCGCCATCAGGCCATCAACGACCGTGCTGATCGTGTCCCCGTCGTAAATTCGTGCGAGCAGGCAGTTTTTATCCTGCAATTCTTTCATAATGTCGGGGCCGCTGGCTGACATGGCCCACCCCGAAGGGCTTTCCTCGCCGCCAATCTTCTCGACGATTCCATAGCCCACTTCGCGCTTAGATTCATCCGCGCCCATCACCCCCGTGATTGTCATGCACAGATCGCGCGCCGCGTTCATCGACCAACCCAACCCGTTCGCGCTGGAGGTAAGTTGCCCGTCCGCATAGGTACTGGTCGTATTGCGCTTGAGACGATAGGTTCCCACGACTCCATCGTGATAAAACACAACCCACAATCGGCTGTCCTTATCAATTGTCGGCCCATCGGCGAGATTAATCGTATTTAGCACATCCGACGTCGGCATCCACTCCCCGGAATAATACAGGCTGGCGGGAGCAGCACTGCCCGTGTAGATAAAGTACCGCATCGGCAGAGTCGGCGTAGGAATCGTCGGTCCCATTTCAATCGTAAATTGTTCCACCCGTCCGCCCAGCCATAAAAACGACTGTCCAAAGTAGGGAGTTATACCACTAAGGTTGACGCTTTCCTGCGTCGCCGTGGGGATAACAATCCGGTTCACCTCGCGCGGCTGCTGCGCCCAGATCCGTGCCCGCCGTTTGTTCAGCAGCAGGTCCTGCACGCGCTTGTCTGTTGCCGGAGCCGTAAACGAGACTTCGCCCGCGCCATCGAGCACGCGCGTCACGCTGGCCGACGCCAACTGAATCGGCCCCTCGCCCTGAATAACCCCTGCTGCGTTTTCGATATCTGCCCAGATCTGCATATCCGCTTACCTGTAAGTGGGAAACCAAGTGAATAACACCGTCGCGGCGTCGCCCGCATTCGCGAAGATCACGCGCACGCTGTTTGCGCCGCTTGCCAGCCGGAACCAGGATGGATGTTCGAAATCAAAGGCGCTGTATCCATCGACAGTATCCCGTTTGACACTCTTGGATCGGCAGTTGATGATCAGGTTTTGCCCGGCGGTCAGCGTCCCCGTCCAGACAACCTCATCCATGACAACACTGCTCACCAGCCGTTGTATTTTGGGGTTCTGGCAGGTCTGCCCCACCCCGCACGAGACAGTGATGAGCGGCAGTACCATATCGTTCCCTGTAGGGGTGATGGTGTCATTGGTCTGGGTGCCGCTAGCGGTAACGCTGTCGCTGGCCTCGTCCAGATACCAGTGCGGTTCGCTGGCCTGGAAGGTGATGCTCCCCGACTGGAACAGGTCCGTGTGTTTGCTGAAATCGCGCGGCAAATTGATGTTGTTGACTCGCGCATAACACCAGCGCCACAGCGTTTCACCCTGCGCCCGAAAATAGAGTTTGCGCTTGCCCAGCGCGGGCAGCGCGTACACAGCATCAATCAGCGCTTGCATCGCCTCTCGTGTGGACGAGACCAGGATGAAGCTCGCCCGGACCTGACCAATTTCGCCCGGCGCTGGCTCCGATCCATACTGATCATGCCCGCCGTTGACTCCGGGCAGCCGCGTTGTTTGCGGAACCATATCGCCAAACGTATGGCTAAAAGGCCGGACATTCGGAAACGTATAGGTATCGAACTTCAGACCGACATCAGCCATTGTTTACGACTCCTCCGCCACGGCTGCGCTGTGCTGATTGCAGGACGCGCCGGATCTGCTGCGCGGCTTCGTTGCCATAATCCTGCGCTTGGGGATACTGCCGGATGGTTTCCGGCGTGATCGACACCTCGATCCGGTCAATCATCACCATCGGCCCGCCCAGCGATCCGCCCCCACTCGAGGGAATGAGATCCGCCGTTCGCGACGACAGCGCGCCCAGCGCCATATCCACCGAGCCCATCGACCCCAGGCCCAGCGCCAACCCGGCGATCATATTCTGTCCGTACCCCTCGAAAATCTCTGAGGGGGAGTGAATTTTGAATGCGCTTTCCATAATCATTTTGACGTTGGCCGCCATCGCATACAGGGTGCTGTACAGCGCCGATGATTGCGACTGCACCCCGTTGATCAACCCCTGCACGATGTTCATTCCTACCCCGAACATCGGATCTACCATCTGTTTTCCATGCGCGGCGATAGACTGGACCATCGCGCGCATCTTCTCCATCACCTGCCCGGTTTGTGATAGGCCATTGGCGAGGCCCTGCCCGATGTTTTCACCAAAACCCTGAAAGACTGTTGATGGCGAATGGATACCAAGGAAATCACCCACTTCGTCTTTAATGTCATTCGCCAAATCACGAGCCGCGTCTATGGCTTCCTGACCAAGATCCGACAGTCCTTGTTTAATGCCATCGATCAGCGCCTTCGCGACATCTTCCCCAAATGACAGCATCGACGGCACCAAATCATCGGTGACGAAGTTGTAAATAGCTGTCAGAAAATCTTCGAGCGCCGGACCAACCTGTTTGACTAGGTCATCTGCGAACTGCATAAAGGCATCGACGATACCAGGGATTTCAGCGGTAATTGCCGGGATCAGTTCTTCGAGTATCCAGGTAAGCAGGGACGCAATGAGTTCGCCGAGGGCTACGATCAGATCGCCGATCATCGGTCCTACCCAGTCGATGAACGCCGCCGCCCATTCGAGCAGGGTGGCAATGATGTCGGGAAGTACTTCGAGTATCCATCCAAGGATCGCCGCGATAATGCCGGGCAGTTCGAGGATCAAATCACCAATGAGCGGTACGATCCATCCTAAAAACGCACCCGCCCAATCGGCCAGTTGCGCCAGGATAATCGGACCGTTGACGACAATCCAATCCAGCACGGTTGTCGCAATACTTTGAATGGTCGCCAGGATGACCGGGATCTGCGGTCCAATCCAGTCAATAAAAGCATTGGCCCAGGTGATCAACTGCGCCGCGACTTCGGGCGCGGTTTGCATCACCCACGCCACCACCGCCATCGCAATCCCCGCCAGCGCGGCCAAAATGACCGGGATATAGGGCTGAACCCAATCAATGAAGGCATTGGCCCAGGTTTGCACCTGCGCGACGACTTTCGGCGCAGTTTCTATAATCCAGGCGACAAATGCATTCAGGAGTTCGCTCATCTTAGCGAGGATGATCGGGATGTAGGGAGTGACCCAATCAATGAAGGCCATGCCCCACTCCACCGCCTGATCAGCCACGCGCGGGGCCATCTCTTGCACCCAGGTGATGATCCGCTGACCAAAGGCTTCGACCTGGTCCAGAATTGCCGGACCTTGTTCCTGGATCGCGGTGCCAATGCTGCCCACCATGCCAGATGCGCCCGCCGCCGCGCCGGACATATCCCCGCCCATCAGGGAGGATACGATCCCGCCAATGTCATCGCGCACAATCCCGGCGATAGCCGACAGCATAGTAAACAGTGGTGCCGTCACCTGCTGAATGCCCAGGAAGTTTTTGCGCCAGGCCACATACAGCCCTGCCGCTGCCGCTGCGATGCCAATCAGAATCAACCCCATCGGCGACAGCACGAATCCGACCACGCTGCCCACCCAGCCGATCACCGTACCCACGCCAGAGATCATCTTGCCTACGTAGCTGATAGCTTTGCCCGTAGTAAACAGCGCCGGACCCAGCGCCACTAAAAACGAGAGGATGCGCACGATCTGTGTCGTTAGTACCGGGTTAACGATCACCCATTCGGTGAGAAGGTTGACGAATTCCGTCATCTGGACAATACCCGGCTTCAGATGTTGGTCAATAAAAGGACGAAGGGCCTTAATCATCAACGTTTCAAGGCTGCCTCGAAACGCTTCTGTCCGTCCATTCAGCGTGTCCTGTCGGGCCGCGGCCACCGTCGCCGCGTCCTGCTGTTGGACCATCAGCGCCGACATATCGCCCATCGCATCCGATGACGTCAGGATGGCTAAGCCTTGCTGCCCATACGCCCCGGCCAGGGTGCGGATCGTTTCGATCTGCTCCTGTTCGGTCATCCCGGCCATGCGCTCTCGCAGCTCGCCCATGACCGTGTTCAGTGGCCGCACTTGCCCTTGAGCATCGAACATACTGATGCCCAACTGCTGCCACATGCCGTTGACCTTATCCGTGTCGCTGGTCATATTGGACAGCATCGAGCGCAATTGCGTGCCCGCTTCCGCCCCCTTGATGCCGCGCTCACTGAAAGCGGCCAGGATAGCAACGGTGTCTTCGATGGAGAGTCCGAACTGCGCCGCAATCGGCCCGACATTGCCCAGGCCCAGAGCCAGATCGCTGATCTCCGCGCTGGATGCCGAAGCCCCGCGCGCCAGCGCATCCGAGACGCGATTCGCATCTTCCGCGCCCAGCTTCCACATCGCCAACGCATCCGTAACGACGTCGGCGGTAAAGCCTAGGTCCATGCCGGAGGCTGCTGCCGCGTTCAAAACGCCGGGCAGAGCGGCGAATGTTTGATTAAGGTCATACCCGGAGGAGAGAAGCTGTAGCATCGCTTCAGCGGCTTGGGTGCTGCTGTACTTCGTATCCGCGCCCATTTGCAGGGCCATCTCATCGACCCGTGCCATCTCGTCCGCGGTCGCTCCGGTGCGCGCCCGGATCTCCGCCAGCACATCCTCGTAACTGGCGAAGGTGCGAATGCCCACGGCTCCCGCCGCTGCGACCGGAGCCATCAACTTGGTAAGTTCGCTGCCCCACCCGGCAACCTGATCCCCCGCGCTTTGGATACGCCCGCCGATCCGCGCGAAAACACCTTCGGTCTGTTGTTCCACAGTCCCGAACGCGCGGTTCATCTGGGCTTCGACTTGTGACCAGTCGATCTCGATCCGCCCGTAGGCAGATCCCAGATCGACCGATCCGGCTCCAAGTGTCACGGCAATACCTCTAATTCGCTGCCAAATATCGCTTTCAGTGCCTGCACGCTGGCCTTTTGTGGTGTTTCTATTCCCAGCAGCTCGGTTATCCGCCAGCGGGGCCGATATCCTGCCACCTGCCCGTTACGGAGGATGGGATCTTGTTCGTCCAGCTTAGCCTCAACCCAGCGTCCGAAGGTGCTCACGGCCTCATCAAAGCACCAGGCCAGATAAGGCTCGTCGATTCCCGTCATGTCGCTGGGTCGTTGACCGTAGTTCCCCGCAGTTTTATGAAGAGACCACAGGCGAGGTCGGTTGCGGACGAAACGACTGAGCAGCCGCGAGTCCGGTCCCTCCCATCAGCGATTCAAAAACCGCCATCTGTTTTTCCATCGAGATATCATCGACGTGGATACCATCGGGGTGACCCTGTTCCACCAGCGGCGGTTCAACGACCACTTTGACCATGATATCCTTCAGCATCACGCGCAAACTGTGCAGCGCGGTCGGGTCTTCCATCAGCTTTTTGCCGATGGCTTCCTGCTTCCCGTTCATATGCTGCGCCACGATCGAGAGCAGCGGATTCGGTGTTTCGCCATCGCTGTCGATCAGTGCCAGCATGTTGATCAAACGGAACTTAATTGCCAGGCCATCCTCAAAATCGAGGGTGCGCGTCAGTTTTTCGCGCCAGGCTTGGGTGGATGTAGCGGGCGGGGCGGCCATAAACTCCATGATGTCATCAGGAGTGAGCTGCTGTCCCGCGTCGCTGGCGAGACGCGCCAGTTGCGGCGCGTACTTTTCCAGAAGGGTCATAATTTCAGGCGAAACGTGAGTGGTGTTGTCCATCCGACCCCCTAGCTAACGCCAAACGCCGTGGCGAAGCTGGTCGGCAGTGCCGTTCCCGCCGGGCGAGTCAGGATCGACGCGATTTTTTTGGTTGTGCCGGCAGCCAGGCGCAGCCGTCCCGCCGTCGCTTTCAGTTCGGGGATCATGAACTTGTTCATTTCCGGCGAGATCTCCGGGTACGAATCCATCTTCAGCAGCGGGATATAGAGATGTTCTACCGTGCCATCGTCGGTATCGAGCTGCAACGCCGCTCCGAAATACGGCAGACCTGATCCGCCGCCTTCCAGCTCGTTACGTTTTTCTTCATTTGCGCCGCTGCCGGAGTCGGCATTCGCCATCCCCGTCATCACGGCCAACCCGGTCCAATCCAAGCCGCCCATTTTCAGGCCCACGTTGACCGACTTGAGCACCGACAGCATACGTTCGACCGCGCCCATATTCATGAGCTGATCGGTGTCATGCTGGGGAGAGAAACTGATGGATTGTAAATAGTTGAGCGATACGGGAGTACCGTATGCGTAGGTCGCGAAGCTGAAGGTTGCTACCTTCGCCGCGCTGACGCTGTACGGGAGAGCAAAACTAGGCAGAGTCATGATATTCTTCCTCTCGTTAAATGAACCTCGTAGCGGGAACGTTCCATACTCGCCCCGCCCAGGCTGTCATCCTGCATTTGAAGTACATCCCCCGCCCAGATGAACACGCCCAGGTGCCATCCAGCGGGATAATCGAAGGTTAAGCGCTTCTGGTGCAGCAGAGTCCAGGTTTGTTCTCTCATCTGCTGGCACGTGGCATAACCCTTATCCTGAAAAAAATAGATCTCAACGAAGGCGCGCACGGCATTAATCGCCGTCACGTCAAACGGATCTTCGGTGGTCCACCGGATGAACACAGCAGGCCGGGCCAACGGCGAATTAGTCGCGCAGATATCCTTCAGCTCTAACTCCTGACGCCCCAGCGAATCGGGGTCATGCACGCCGCCAGTCGCCAGCGCAGCCAGCGTGGCGTCTCCTGACAGGAGCGTTTTGAGCGCTTGTTTGAGCGTGGTTGTCATTCGACCAATTCCTTCACGCTATTCCACAAGGGGCCGTAGTAGCTTTGGAGCGTCCGCAGCACAATGGCGTAGCGGCCCTGATTACAGAGCTCCAGGAACACGCCATAACTCATGTGCTGTTTGAGCACCAGCGCCAGCCGCGACGCGCCCGGCTGATAGACGAAACTCGCCAGGGTTTGCCGCGCATTGGCCGTGCGATCCGTCCACGATGCATTAATTTTTGCATCCGCCTCAATACGCGGCGCGAACGACCACAACAGCCGTTCCAGGCTGGCTTCCAGCACGACGATGTACACTCGTGCTTGCCAGGCCTGCGTGGGGGGGCGCGTCCATCGAAACGTCATGAGATTCGCTCCGCGCGGGCCTGCACCTCGCCCGGAATCACGATTACATCCAGCACGCGGTAGATGCCATCCGCCAATGAAAACTGATCGTCCTTTTTCAGGTTGGTATCGGTAACCGCGACATCCGGATGATCCATCACCCCGAAGAGCACGATATCGCGCACACTGGCTTCACCAGCTCCCCGGCGTTCGTTAGCAATGGTGCTGTATTCGATTCGTACCGTCTGCGTCCCGGCCAGCGCTGCACCATCGCGATATACCGTGATCGTGGTCGCCCGGTCCTGGATGCGCTGCCAGGCCATAATCGCCCGCGCCACAGCCGGGATAGAGCGCCGCCCTCGCAGGACAAGATACTTGTCAAAATCAGGCATCGGGGAAATCCTTTAAGCGTGTGGGCTTTTTCTTCAGCGCGCCTATTCGCACGCTCGATATACCGGCCCGTTCCGAGATCACCAGTTCACTCTCGAAATCGGCCTGCATCTTGCCCAGATTCGCGAAAATCTGACTCAACTTTTCCTGCGTTTCGTTCTGGGTGTAGTCGGTCAGGTTTGCCGCCTTGGCCCGAAGCTGCTTGCAGGCTAGCACGCGAGCATAAACCTCGATGCTGTTCGTGTTGGTGTAACGTGCCTCGGCCCGGACATACAGGCGGTCCAGCTCGACATCCGTGAACACCGTCTCGTCTGCCGGCAGACCCAGATCCGCCCGCAGATCATCCCGCTGCGTATCAGTTGCCATACACAACTTCCTTTGCAACTTTTATTGCATTCTGCTGTTCGGTCCAGACTTTTAGCATGCCATCGGACCACCGCTGCCAGTCATAGAGTCGCCGCACTCGCCGCGCGCTCTCCTGCCCCATATGGGCGATCATCGGATTCCCGCTGCTCACGTATTTCATCTGCTCAGCCAGGTGATCGATATCGGGCAGCGCCCAATCACCCACGCCGCGCAGTTTTTCGTTATCCTGCCAGGCAGGAACCAGCGTGTATCGCAGGGGATACCCCCACGCTGTGAGGTCATCCGCCGTGCCGCCCCACCGGGTGGCGATAACGGGTAACCCCGTCGCGGCGGCTTCACGCGGTGGCAGTCCGAAGCCTTCGCCGCGCGTAGGAAACACATACGCATCGGCGCTGGCATAGAGCCGCTGCATCTCGATCTCGGTCATGTCCTGCCGAAGAATCTCGATGCAGGGATGCGCAATCGTGATGGGCAGCCCGTCCGCCCTGGTCTTAATGATTAATTTGAAGTCCGGGTTTTCCCCGAACGCTTTATGAAACGCGATCACCGCCAGATCCCACCCCTTGCGGCGGAGGCGATCACCAATCGTCAAAAAGGTGAACGGCTTCCGCCCGTGCGGTCGCTGGACATACTGGTACGTCTCGCTGATTCCCAGCGGCACGACGTGGATCGGGACTGTGACTCCGCAATCACGGAACACCTGCACCAGCCAGACGGAAGGGACAATCACCGCGTTGCACTCATTGAGCGCTTCCGTCCATCCCTCTGGCAGTTGAGTGCTCTCGAACATCGTCACCGCGACGCGCGGCCCGGTGCTCGTCAGCGGCCCGTAATTGCCAAAGGCCGTGGGATATCCTAAAAGGATGCCCCCCGTCGTGGGCTTGATCGGCTTCTCCAGCAGCGCCTGCACCGCTTTGGACTGGCTACCATGAACCACATTTCCAGCACCAAATCCATTCACGTGCAGTCCTCGCTGGCTCAAATGCCAGACGAGCCGCGCCGCAAGATGACCGTAGCTGTCGCGGGTGTTCCAGTTGGGAGATGAGACATTGATCACGTCGCTCATGGGTTCCTCAAAGCCCCGGTACAAGCGGGGCCTTCATCTCAATCAGATCAGCCTAAGTAGGCCATGTGATCTCTTCGACCGATGCGAGCGGGTTGGCATACATCCCAAACCACGAGTCGTAGATCACCTGCTCCACAATGAAGCGGCTCAGGTCACCATCGCCGCGCTGGGACTGAAGCCCCTGCTTGACATAGGACTGATAATCCGTCGCGCGGTACTGCCCGCTGACGAGGTAACTCTTGCCAGCAGTCACGCCAGTGTAGGTCACGGTTTTCTTACCGCGTGTGCCGCTCCAGCCGTCGTAGGCAATGATGTTGCGGATCTTGTTGATCGCGCTGCTCTGGATGTCGATGCCATCCTGGATGCGGCGCTTCAACGCGCGCTCGATCATGAAGACGTTGGCCGTGCTGCACAACAGGTCATAAGGACCGCGCCGGGGATGGGTGGTGTCATTGATGGAGTTGGTGATCGCGTCCTCAATGGTCAGCAGATACACTTCTTCCTTCGGGACGCCGGTAGTGCCGTTGGCGGCAGTCTGGTTCGCCGCAGCGTAAGCCGCGCTGATGATGGGATAGAGATGGATGTGATTCATCAGGGCGTTGTGCGCCGTTCCGAACTGGCGTTCAATCGCCGGGAACTGCCAGGTCTGATTGAACATAAACAGCTTCTTGGAATACTCGATCCCGGCGGCATACTGCTTGATGGTGATCGAATAGTTCCCCTCGCCCACGGTGACAAAATGAGCCTCGCCGCCTTCTTTGACCTCGTCGAAGATCACGCCCGCTGGGCCCAACGTATTGACGTTGATAACTTCGGGCAGGTTGGCGTCTTCGACGATGGTATACAGTGGAGCGTAGAGGATAGGTTCCTCGTCGCGGCCCGCGTCCACTTCATAGCGCTGGCGTTCGGTGAACGCCGCCGCGAAGCTGGAAGATCCGATGAATTCAGCCGCAGTCAGCGGATTCCGTTCTGACCCCTGATCAACCAAGCGGATCAGACCGCCTTTAGACGACAAATCCACGCCGGGCGCAAATTTGGCGTATGCACGCTGCTTTTGCAGCAGCTCTTTCGTGATGATACGAACCATGATGATCAGCCTCCTAAGCGCTGAATACTTACGACGCGAGATGACCCAGCATGACGACGGTAACCACGTTGTTCGCGTCCTTGGCCGCCGTGGCCTTCGCGAACGCGATTTTGCCAGCACCCGCGCTGGTGGTGTACGCCGCGTCTTGCGGCGTATGACCCGTCAGAGTCGCCACGGTGAGGTAGATGATGTCGCCCTTGGCAACGGCCAGGGTGCTCGGCACTTCAAGCTGACGTTCCACGCCCGCCTGAATTTCGAGAGCGATGGTCTCTCCCGAATCGCCGGATTCCATCGTGATACCCGCCCAGCTTTCGACCACCGCCACCTGCAACGCTTCGACGGTATAAGACAGGGTCACGTTGATGGCCTTGCCATCACTTTCCTTGTAAACTTTCTTTCCTACTGCTGCCATTGTTCACCTCATGCCTAGAGATAGTGGACGGTGCTACTTCTTCTCTTCGCCTTCATCCTTGGGGATGATGACGAACTGGTTGGAGTCTTTCCCATCACCGTCGCCGCCATTCAGCGGTCGGCGCTGCGGATCGCCCATCTCGTCCTGGACTTTGCCCTGAAGCATTTCCTTGACGGATTGACGTTCCATCACATCACCGAACACCTTATCGACGTCGGCCACGGTCGCAGGATTCGCCGCCTGCACCAGTTCCATCACGATGCCGCGCGCCGAAGAAACCTTGACGCCCGTTTTCTCATCGATGACGAGTTCTTTGATCCGCGCGGTAACGGCGGCTTTATTGAGCGTGGACACCTGCTGGTGCAGCTCCTTGACAACCTCGATCAGGTTTGCGTCATCGGCCAGGCTCAAGGTCTGGCGCATTTCTGCCACCGCTTTACGCTCTGCACTGCCCGCCATGACAGCCGCGCGCACAGGTTCAGGCAGCAGAGCGACGTCATCGACTGTCAAGCCCTTGATGATGTCATTCCGATCCATAGGTACCTCTCTCTTCATCTCTGCCGTGACATGTGGCACGGCTGCTAGCTCACGAATACCGGCCCGCTGAGGATCAGCGAGACCGATGGATTCCAATTCAAACCCCACCCACTCCCAGGCCCCTTTCGCCTGGTTCCAAACCTTGCTCTCCGAGTCGCCGTAGATCGATGTAGCGACTTTGCCCTTAACGGCTTCCCGCCGGACGATATGATCACGGAGCTCACCGGGCGGGTAATACGCTTTGCCATAAGCCTGTTGCGTGACCGGGTCGTACACCGCGCCTACAAAATCGAATTCGGCGGCGACATACACATTCGGGCGATCTTCATTCTTGATGTGCCCTCGGATGCCCGGTGTGCGCTTGTCATTGACCTGTCGCACCACATCCTGCACGAATTCCGCGCTGTAATAGAAGCCGTTGCCGGAGATCACATCAGCCATCATGATGGGATGCGTGACAAACTTCGGCTCCGTCCCCAACTCGCGATCCTTGAAAGTCAGGGCTTCCAGGTCGATTCCTGCCGCGAATGGAACCTCGGGTACAGGTTTGCCCAGCTCGAACGTGCTCAACTCCTGGACCACATGGCGCTTGCCGCTGCCATCCAGTTCGGCCACCGTGCCGCCCGATACCATCCGGCTCAATTCAAAGCTGGCGACTTCCTGATAGCCTTCGCCGCTCAGGGCAAATCGTTCGATCTGGATGTGCATCTCGCTGGGCAGCGGCATCCAGGCATCCGTCATCACCCCTGCTGGTAGATATGCCAGCGTGGCGTGGGCCTTGTACATCCCCGGCCAGGAATACGCGCTCATCCGGGCACCTGCGGCCATCGCTTCATAAAACAGCACGGCTTGCAGCGCGACGAGCTGCGGACTAGCCCAGAACCGAACATGCACTGCTGTTCCATCCGGCGTATCGAAGAATCCGAGTTCCTGACCACCCAACCCGAATACGGGCAGGCTTTTCGGCCAGGCCAATTGGCTCAGATCCGCGCCGCCATTGTCCTCGGCATACGCCAGCGTGATATGAAATGTCGCCGGGTCCTGCCAGGCCGCGCCCTGCGGTAATTTCGTTTTCAGAAATTCCTGCACCTCGATCAGTGCCGGATGATTGGGTAGTGGCAGGGTGAAATATTGAGCAGGCATCTACGCCTCCTTCGCCTTGCGCAGCGCGATATGCACCGAGCTGAACACATAACCCTGATGGGTCATCACAATATGGGGACGCGGTGGCTCTTTGCCGTTCTGGTAATCGGTTACCGCGTTCACCAGGGGATAACCGCTTGCCAGGGTCGACTCGCTGATCGTGGTATCCAACGGTTCGATGAGCTCTAATCCGGAGGGCTCGATCACATACTGGTGCAGCGTCTTTTCGTCGAAGACCATGACGCCATCCCAGCCGTGCCCATCGGGGCCAGTAATCTTGAACTCGGTGGAAATGGTCGCAATCCCGCCTGGACGCAGAACCCGGCCAATTTCCCGCGCCGCGCGTGCGATATCATCCAGGCTGCCAAAGTGCTCAATCGACGAGCTGCTGAACACGGCATCAAAATGCCCGTCGGGATACCGCAGCTTGCACCCGTCCATGTGTTGGACGATCAACTTCTCAGGCTGCCAATCAATGCCCGCTGGAGCGCAGCGCGCCGGGTCCAGCAACATGTCGGACGGGGCCGCCTGGTGCCAGATCCCGGCATCGGCATAAAGGTCAGTCGCGTGGACCTCTGCGAAATTGGTCATCAGGTAAATCGTCGTTTCGCGCCCTGCCCCGACTCCCAGCACGCGCGAATTCTTCCGCGTGATGTGCGTCCGCATGACATGATAGGCCAGCGCGACTTCCCATGCCTTGCGATGCTCGAAGCCGATAGGATAATCCGCCGCCTTGCTCACCTCATGCGGAAAGACAGCACGAACCAGATCGGCCATCTGCGGATCGCGAAAATCTTCGACGTTGCAAACCTTATTAACCTGCATCATGTCCTAGCCTTAATTTGAGTGCGTATTGCTCTTTCAGTTTTTCCCAGTTGCGCCAGTACAGGTCATCCGTGGACTTGTGATGTGGATCGTGGTGCAGCCCGATTAATTCAGGATCGCCGATATACTGCACCTCATACCCGTGATCCTTCGCCCAGAGACAGAGTGCGCTATCCTCATGCCAGCAAACGCCAAAATCCAATGGAAACTCGAATCCTTCGAGAAAGACCGCCGCGCGCACCGCCGTGTGCGACATATTCACGATGTCAACGAGCCCTCGCTCAGTGGCCTGGACCATCTGCCAATCGGCGGTCACATTTGCGCCGTAGCAACCGATGATCGTTTTTCCAGCTTCGAGAGGAATGGTCAGATAGTCCAGCCATCCGTCAGCCGTGGGATATACATCGTCGTCTAAAAAGACAATGTGATCGCCCCATCGCAGGCCATGACCCAATAACCAGTCAATCTGCCGCTGGTGCCCGGCAACAATCCCGGCATTTTGAGCGCTGTTCCATACCATCCCTGGATAGGTGCCGTTGTCATGGAGGTGGTTGTTCCACCAGTGGATAAGAAATTCGGCGGTGTCATCCGTGCTGCCCTGATTAAGCACTAGGACAGATACATCAGGTCGCGCTATCGCGGCTTCAAAATGAGGCGATTCCAGCAGCCGCCGCAGGTGATTAATTCGGTTGTGCGTCAATACCGTCACCCAGATCACGCCGCCTGCTCCTCTCCAACCACTTCCCGCACGAAATAGCCCATCATCAGCGCCCCGATCAGCCAGTCCAGATTGAACGCACCCTGAAGCTGCTCGCGCTGGAGATACCGTTCTCCATCCGATGGAATAGACGCCATCACCTGACGCAGCTCGGCGGTCACCTGGGCAGGCATCGCTGTCACTTCCGGCACAATCGTGCAGAGCTCATGAGGATGCGCGGGGTACTGCGGGAAATCCGTTTTAGGATATCGCCCGTCGGATGTCGGCCCACCGTGCGCGTTCTCGTCGCAGATATCGGGCTCTGGATGGCTGCCCGATAGCGTCCAGCGCAGCAGATCCACATAAGGATTGCCCAGGCTGGCATTCACCGTGCTGCGACCAGCAGCGGCAGTAATTTCCGTCCGTGCCAGCCGCCGCGCCCAATAGCTGCCATCCGTGCCATACGGAGTTAGTGTCCGCACCTGTGCCGCTTCCGGCCAGAGGTACGGCTCCAGCTTGGTCGCAATATCAACCGCTGCGGTACGCCGTGGAATCTCATAGGTCAGTAAATTATCAATGGCGGCTCGGCTGCGGATGGCGGTGTTCCACCCGTTATCCGACAATCGATAGCCATTGGGATTCACAAACAAATGGAAGGGGTCATAGTCCAGCCGCCGATCACCACCGCCGATCTCGCGCACAGTCGCCCGGAGTCGCGGCCCGGTCAGCCACTTGAATACATCCTCTGGCGCAGCCTTTTGGATAATCGCGATCTGCCGTTCGGCCTGGATGCGAATCGACCCGCGTATGCCATCGACGATCAGCCGCATGTAGGGCGACTGGGGCACCGCGCCGATCAGAGGATCATCCCCTGCCCCGATGAAGTACGGCTTAATGGCCTGCGTCCAGATAGCGCGGGACAGCGTTTCGCGCGTGGAACGCCGATTAGGGATCAATCCATCGCGGCCAGCAGCGCGCAGCACGATCAGGCTGATCGACACAATCAACCCTGCCATGTCGCCACGCAGGCGGTCATACATTTTCGCCTCGTGCTTAAGCTGCTGTCGCTTCCAACTAATCGCCATTTATGCCTTCTTGTTAAGCGCTTCCTGAATCACCTGGGCAACCGCTAAACCGTACTCCCTGGGGTTATTTCCAAGGAACAGTTGTTGTTCAGCGATTTTTTCCAGTGCCACCGCAATTCGCTCAAGGGAATCGGCGATCCGCACTGGGTCCTGCCAAGCTGTGGCCGTTACGGTAATTGGAATAACGCCATGCGCCTGCCCCATCACTGGGTTTTTGTCATCCATCGGAGTAATCGTCATGCCACCCTCCAATAATTAAGGAATTGCATTGAGAAGACCTGGTGCCGTCAGCTGGTAGATTTAATATTTCGCCAAGGGTTTGTCATGCCGCTGGCTCCTCGGTCTGCTGCTCACGGTTCAAATAGTCCTGGAAATTCGGCGGGCCTTCCTGCTGGAATTTCGCCTGCCGTTCTTCCTTCTGCTGCTGTGCCTTCTTCAGCACATCCTTCGCGTTTTCCAGGGTGAACGGCATCAGGCTCAGCGCGGTCTCATCATCCAGCAGCCCTTCCGCATATGCCCATTCGACAGCGGCTTGTGTCAATTGACCGTCCTGGTTGGTCAGCTCGCCCCAGACCAGCACCGGCACGTCATCCGTACTCACGCCGCGCTCAAACAGCGAGTAGTACGCCAGGACAACCTGGGCCAGCTCGATCATCCATCCTGACACTTCGCCGCGTTTTTTCTCAATCCACTTCACAAAAACGGGCATCTGAGCCTCAGCACTGGCTTTGCTGGATGCAATCGCCGTGCCCATGACAAATTCAGGGATTTCGGTATGCTCCAGGAAGAGGTAGTAGAGCATCTCCAGCAGCTTCACTGTGTCATCCGCGAAGCTTCCCGGCTGCTCATATTTGAAGTCGCCCCCGGCCAGCGCCATCAGGCGGTCGGAGTCAAAGTCAACCACAACCGTTTCTTCGACCGTGCCATCCGGCATCGTCTGCCGCTGGACTGTCCCGTTATCGTCGAAGAAGCGATTCAATTGTTCGATGGTTTCAAATTTAATCTTCGGCGTGGGGCGTCCCTGGTGTTTGTTGCCTTCCAGCGCGGCCACCAGCACCTCTTGATACCAGTGCAGCAACCCCAGCAGGGATTCCCCTTCAGGCCTGCCAAAAATTTCATTCGCGCCGCGTGCATTGGGGATATGCACAATCGGCAGTCGTCCGATCAGGTTGGGATAGCGCTGGGTGGAAACTTCAACCCCGTTACGCAATTTTTTTTGCGTTCGTTCGGTGAGGGTGTATTCATCAATAATGAACATCTCGTCGCCGGGATTAGTGGGGTGCAGGTGCCGTTCTGTCACGCGCCAGCCCAGAATCCGCGAATAGTCATTGTCATCGACGATAGGAGTCACGACGCTGGGAGGAAGAACTGTCACGCTCATGTCGCTGTTGACGACCACGAAACAGTTACCTAGATCGGCGGCTTCTTCATAGGCGCGCAAAATATGGGCATGATGAGACGTCCACCAGTCGTTCAGCAGCTCCTTCGCGCGCGGGCTGTTGGTGTTCCATTTCGGGGCTTGCCCCAGCACCCAGCTCGCGACCTTGCTGCCCAGCGGCTTCAAGAAGAGTCCCGACAGTTCCAGACCCTTGACTTTGCAGCGCCGCGCCATATCCCAGAACCGCGCATCGGGTACGGTCCAGTCGCGCGCGATGTCGGCACTGTGCAGGTTCGACCACCAGGAGCCGATCACTCGGTATATGCGTTGGACCTGTCCGATAATCTCCTGAACAGGTTGCCGCTTGCGCCATGCTAAGGTGGGTCGTCTCACGCTTTCACCACTTCCTCTTGACCTGCCGCATCTTGGCAGGCTTTTCTTCATCTAGCACCAGCGCTGTAATCAGCCACACCAGCGCATCCATCCGATTAGGCGACTTTTTACCGGGCTTCCAGGTGGTCATCTCGTCTTCAAGCTGCTCAAATTCGCCGACATGGTGCACCAACCCTTGTTCGTACAGCGCCGCGACGGGTTCAGCCCGTAATTCTTTCCCGCGCGTCGCATTAACTCCTTCATAGCTCACAGTGCTGTCTACCGTTCGGATCACCGACTCGACCATGTCGCCGCCATAATTCTTTTCAGCGACCACGCGATCCGCCTGGTGCTTCCGGTAGGTTGTGACCACGGCCCGCCCCCACTGCGCTGGGGAGCCGTGTCGGCTGGCGTCCTCAATGACATACACATGCCCATCACGAGCCACGCCACCAGCGACCATCCCTACCTCATCCCCATCCGCAGAGCCGGTGGGGTCCACGGCGACCAGGACTCGCACCAGATCCGGGAACCTGTCTACCCGGTGTTCGTGGATATC